TCGCGGCGTTCCTCTACCGTCTCGGTATTGATGTAGCCGATAGCATTGTCTATCTCGTTTTCAATGATGGCTTGTAGGTCAAATTCTTGCATTTAGACAATCCATTTCGTGTTAATTGGCAACGGTTTGCCCCAGGTGCTAGTGGTATTCAAGCCAACAGCGAGATACCTAAAGGCATCCGCAGCGTGACTTGACCAGTCATGCAGGGGTTTGTCGTAGTAAACATTGCGCTTCTCATCGTACTCGCGGCGGTAGTTGCGTAGTGCATCTGCGCCTTGTTTAGTTCGTGGATGGAAGTAGCAATTAGGTAAAAGCCTTCTAACGGCTTGTATCCCATCGTCGATAGACATTCTTGGGCAGACGGTGATATTGAGTCCAAGGTCTTGTAAGACTTCTTTTCTACTCTTGCCTGTGCCGAGTTCTCGTACCTCAACGTCGTGGGGCAAGATGTGTTCAGCCTTTGTGTAATCATTTTGCTTAATCCAGTTGACGTACCAGTCTAGTCCTTGACCGTGGTTCTCAACGAAGTCGATGAGCCGCCTCTCCTGCCCTGCGACCTGGCAAACCCATATAGCTGTGCTATCCCCAACTCCCAAGTCCCAAGCCGTGTACGTCTTGCAGAGGTTGTCTGTCGCGAACTCCGTAAAGCGTTCAGGTGCAAGCGTATTAAGTATCGCGCCGTAATACGCACCCTCAACCGCAGCATTAAAGGAACACTCAAATTCAGTTGCGAACTTGTCGTCGCCCATCTCTTTCTTGGCAGCTTCAAGTTCCTCTGGACTGATAATACCTGTCTGCGAAGCCTTAAATTCAAGTAAACACCACCCTTCCTCTTTCTCTGCCCTGTCGCGCAAGTCCTTAAAGTGGTTTGCGCCCTTCGGTGTCCCAATGAACAACGCCCAGCCTAGTCTATCCGTTAGCGCAGGTCTTAGCACCTCGTTCCAGACCTTCGGGTTCATGTCCCCTACCTCGTCTAGAACCACCCCGTCTAAGTATATTCCTCGCAGGGAATCTGGGTTGTCCGCACCGTAGAGGCTTATTCGCCTTCCGTAGAAGTCTACCCTGAGTTCGCTGATGTTAGCCGTTGGGGTCAGGGGCTCCGTAAACTTTAGCAGGTAGTCAAACGCCACCCTCTTTGCCTGAGAGTAGGTTGGGGCAACGTAGGCGTACCGTGGGCTTTCCTTACCGCAGAGCATGGCTGCGCGGATAAGGTGGTTTATGGCAGCAACAGTCTTGCCGAACCTACGATGGCATACAGCCACCGCGAACCTATTAGCCTCCAGCGCATCGTGAACCAGAAGCTGTTGGGGTCTTGGCGCATAAGGGATTGTTACTTCTGCCACGAGATTACCAGGGGTTGACCGTCTAATCCTGAGTGTTCATTGACCTGCGTTTCCTTCCACCCAGCCCTAGTCTTTAGCCAGAATATCATTGCCGTGGTGTTGCCGTTTTTGGCCTGTTCGTATAGCGACTTGCCTATCTGCGCGTTAGCATCTACCCGCCCGTCGTCTAACTCTTGCCGGTAATACTTGGCTAGCGTGTCTGCGCTGATTCCGAGCTTTGTTGCTATGTCTTCGTGCCGGATACCTACCGCAGCCAGAGTCTTGACTTGAAGCCGATTCTGGTCAGTTGGTTGGTGAGCCGGTCTGCCCACTCCTTCTGCCATCTTTATATCTCCGTTAAATTAAACTGCCTGACTTCTAACTTGTCCGCATTAGTCTGCATTTTGCGGAACATCTCCGCTTTTGACTTGTGGACGAACAAGGCAAAATCTACCGGCGAGCCGTCGTGCTTATATACCACGAGCCATCTCTTATACAAGTTCTTTGTGATAAGTGTCCAAAATATCTTGAATCAATCCCACCGGCTTTTCGCATGAATGAATTGTTTTTTGAACCTTTGCAAAATCCCAAACATCTGCTGGTGCTTTACTTGGATAAACTGGTTTGCCTTTAAGGCACAAATAAAAAGGTTCGTGCTTTGGTCTTGAGTAATAACCGATGCCAAAATTGTTTTTTACCCAAATGTGCATTGCTTGAATCTTGAAAAACTTTTGCAGGGAATTTTCAAAAGAACCAATTTTCGACCATCCAGTCCAAACAAAAGCATATGTATCTGGTTTCATTACAGAAAAAGCAGATGAAAAAACCCCATCTAAGAAATCGTTAAATTCTTGACCTTCAAGAGCATCATTTAGAATTTTTCCGTGGGTTCCCCTTTGGGGAGCAAAATCAATTCCATAAGGAGGGTCTGTAAACAAAATATCTGCTTTTTGCCCATCCATCAGCTTCTCTACCGCGTCTATGCTTGTAGAGTCCCCGCACATTAACCTGTGCCGTCCAAGTTGGTAGATGTCCCCCGGCTTAGTCTTTGGTTCCTCTGGAACGTCTGGGACTGCGTCTTCGTCCGTCAGACCTTCTGTTTCTTTTATCGGGTTTAGCAGGGCGTTTAGTTCGTCTGCCTCGAACCCTAGCAGGGACAGGTCAAAGTTCTCGCCGTCTAGTTCCTGCAACTCCAGCGTTAGCATCTGGTCATCCCACCCTGCGTTCAATGCTAGGCGGTTATCCGCGATAACGTAGGCTTTGCGCTGGGTGTCTGATAGGTGAGCCAGCCTTATACACGGGACGGCCTGTAAGCCTAGTTTCTGAGCTGCCATGACCCTGCCGTGACCGGCAATGATTCCGTTGTCCTCGTCTACCAGGACGGGGTTGTTGAAGCCAAACTCCTTAATGCTTCCCGCTATCTGCGCGACCTGCGCTTCGCTGTGGGTTCTGGAGTTCTTTGCGTAAGGGATTAGTCCCTTGGTTTCAAGCCATTCTATTGTTTTTGCGCCCTGCATCCGATTCCTCTAAGGTTGTTCGGGATAAGTTGTTATTTTACCACACTAATCTAATAAAGATTGTGCTTCTTCTTTTAGAAATTCTGGTCTTATTGTTGTTGCACCGCTTTTCTTTGGGTATGTTGCTTCTCTAACGTCGAACAACTCAAACATTGTTGGAGGAGCGTTTTCGTTTATTGTTGTTCCACGAAAAGTTTTTGTTCCGGCCCCGTACATACCAATCATTGAATCGTACCCTTGTTGCTTTAATTCATTGGCAAGCGCAGATTCTATAAGCATTAGTTGTTGCTGGTTTGGGTTGGACTTTATAATTCTTTTTGCATCAAACTTTTCGTTTGGCGCATATTTCTTATAAAAATCTTCTATTAAACCCTCCCATTTAGATGGGTTTTTTGCAAAAAGATTTTCAACTTCGTAAGTAATTGTTTCTGCTTTTTCTGGGTTTAGTTTCATAAAAGCATCTGCCCAAGAACCAGAATAGTCAGTCCCACTTGCAAAAAACGGATTCTGTACTTTTGTTACCCCAGAGACCATTTGTGTGCCTCCAGGCATATCATCTTTTATGCCCTTAAATATTTCGGCTTTGTCGCCAATTCCGTAAAACACGCCGCTACGCGAACTTTCCCTGCCACCTTGAACAGGTCTTTGATAACGTGTAACTGGCAACTCTAACCCTGTCTCTGTAAGTTTTGCGCCAGGCGTGTTTTGAATGGCTTGTTTTATAACATCGTCAACTGGAGACATGGTTAGCTCTTTTAACGAACTAATCATTTCTGGTTTGACTATCCCCGCAGGAGCAAAACCTAGCGGGCCAGAGGTAATCATCTGGGTAAGCTGGTTCAGGGCTTGTGGGTTGGTGATTCTTAACGGGTTCTGCGGGTCGCTAAAGGCTTGGTTTTGTAAGGCTTGGGCAGTCGCTAGGTTCTCTTGTGTGCGCCCGCCAACCATAGAAGCATAGTCGCTAGGGTTCCTTATCATGTCGTACAGTTGCCGCTTTAGGGCATCCGCACGACCAAATATAGTCCCAAGTACGTTTTCTGCCACTTACAGTCCTAGTTTTGCAAGAATACGCTTGGCGAGTAATTTTATGTCTGACCACAATGATTGTAACTTTTCCATGTCAATCCTTCCGAAGTATGACTTGCAGGGCATCTACTGCGCGAGGCGTACGCAAAATCGTACCTCTGGCGACCTTCTCGTCTGCCATCTCGCTGCCTAGTTGTGAGAGTTCAAAGCCCATCTGCGTGCAGGTGAACTTCTCCTCCCAGTTTAGATACCATGCCCAATCTGTGTAATATAAAAAAGAGTTTTCGTTAAATGCTCTGCAATGAGTTGGGTCTTGCCACGCTCCTAGACTTAGGTCGTAGGGCACATGGATGTGCATCTCGCCGCCGCGCTTGAGCAAATCTCGGCAGTTAGTCATCGCTGTCACTAGGTCAGGAATATGCTCCAAGACATCATTGGCG